CCTACCGTCAGGCCACGAACCGCCCTCGCTCCCGAGCGCCAGCCGTGGCAGAACCGAGCATCCTCCGACGCGCCGCCCGTGCCGCCCTGACCGCGCTGGCCGACTCGCCCTCGCCCCGCATCGACGCCGCGCCAGCACCGCCCGTCGCCATGCGCGCTGACGGCCTCGTCGAGACGGTCGCAGGCATCGGCAACCCGAACTACGACCGCAGCGCCGCAGGCAACCGCGCCATCGTGACGCCCGCCGTGCTGTCGTTCCAGCAACTCGAAGCGCTGTACGAGAACCCCATCGCCGGCCGCCTGGTCGACGTGCCGCCCCGCGAGTGCACGCGCCGGGGCTGGAGCATCTACGCCGACACCGCCGACACCGACGAGGGCTCCGAGCCGTTCGCCAACGAGTGCCAGCGCCTCGGCCTGCGCGAAGCCCTCCGCCAGCGCGACCAGTGGGCCCGGCTGTACGGCGGCGCCGCGATCGTGCTCGACGTCGAGGACGGCCGCGACCCCGAAGAGCCGCTCGACATTGAGAACGTCAGCGAGCTGCGCGGCCTGCGCGTAGTCGACATGCACGAGCTCGTCGTGGCCTCGTACTACCGGGGCGACGAGTACACCGGGGGCGGGGTGGTCGAGCCGACGCCGCCCGGCATGATGGGCGAGCCGCGCACGTACCGGCTGACCCCGCACAACGCGATGCAGGGCGCCGGGCAGCTGGTCCACTGCTCGCGCGTGCTGGTGCAGGTCGGGCGCGAGGTGCCGCGCCGTCGCCGCGCCGAGTTCTACTGGTACGGCGCCAGCGTGCTGCAGCGCGCTGTCGATGCACTGCTCGACCTCGTGGTGGCCGACCGCGGCCTCGCGAACATCATCGAGGACTTTCGCACCACCATCATGCGGATCAAGGGCCTGTCGACGATGGCGACGTCGAAGGAGGGCACGAACAACCTCCTGTCGCGGATGCAGGCGATCAACCTCGGCAAGAGCATCGTGCGGATGGTCATGCTCGACGCCGAAGAGGACATGATGCAGCAGGGCGCTCCGGTGAGCGGCCTCGCCGACCTCTACGGCAAAGTGCAGCAGGCGGTGGCCGCCGCCTCGGACGGCATGCCGCTCGACCTGCTGTTCGGCATCGCGCCGCAGGGCCTGTCGTCGTCAAACGAGTCGGGGCGGGACCACTGGCACGACGTCATCGCGGGTCGGCAGGCGAGCATCTACGAGCCGGCCATCCTCCGCGTCTGCGAGCTGCTGCGCGCGTCCGGTGCGGTCGACGTGCCGGAGGACGCCGAGCTCCGCGTCGTGTTCCACCAGCTGCGCACGCCGAGCGAAAAGGAGCAAGCCGAGACGCGCGAGATCCAGTCGCGCACCGACGAGCGGTACATGAAGTGGAACGTCCTGCACCCCGCCGAGGTTCGGGCCGGGCGGTTCACCGGCCTCGGCTGGTCGAGCGATACGCGGCTGCTCGAGGCGAACGAGCGCGATGCGGTGTCGCTGCTCAATGACGAGCCCGCGGTGCCGCCGCCTGGTGAGTAGTGGCAACCCGCCGCCCCCAGCCCGAGCCCTACGCGCTTTCCGACCGCATCACCGCCGACTACGTGCGGACGCTGCGGACGTGGGTCCGCGAGGCCTACAACGCCGGGCTCCCGACCATCGAGCGCCGGTACACCGCCGCCCTCGCCACACGTGAGGACCGCCGCGAGGACGCCGAACCGGTCGACACCATCATGCAGGGCGTGCGGCTGGAGTACGCGGCAACGCGCACCGACGACGAGATCCGGCGCCTGCTCGATCGCATCGGTCGCGAGGTGCAGGACTACAACGGGCGCGAGCACCAGCTGCGGTTCCGCGTGCTCGCCGTCGACCCCATCGACGCCGACCCGTGGCTCGACCCGGTGATGAACGCGTGGGGCGAGGCGAACGCGTCGCTGATTCGTCGACTGCCCGCCGACCTCGAGGCGGACATCGCGCGGGGCGTGCAGGACGCATGGCGTCGGGGCGAGTCGCTCGACGACCTGCGCAAGCGGCTCGCGGACCGCGAGGGCATCACCGAGCGCCGCGCCCGCCTCATCGCCCGCGACCAAGTGAACAAGCTCAACGGGCAGCTGCACGGCGTCAGGCAGGCCGCCGCAGGCGTCACGGAGTACCGGTGGTCGACGTCGATGGACGAGCGCGTGCGGCAGCGCCACGCCGACCGCCACGGCCAGACGTTCCAGTGGAGCGACCCGCCGAGCGACGGGCACCCCGGCCAGCCGATTCAGTGCCGGTGCACGCCGGACCCCGTGCTCGACGACCTGCTGAGCGAGGAGGGCTTGCTTGGCCTCGGCACGGCGGACTCCGGCATCGATGCGACCGCCGAGCGCACACACGAGCGACTGCTGGAGGCTACCGAGGCGCTCGCGCAGCCCGCGCAGGACGAGCGGCCCGGCATCGTGCAGCAGCTGCTGGCGGCGGTTCCGGCTGCGGTCGAGATACTCGGCGCGATGATGGTGTACTACTCGCGCGAGGTCGAAGCGCCGGAGGTCGAGGGTTGACACGCAGATCCTCGCGGGTACGATCTTTGCGCGTGTCGTCGCTGGCTGCAGCGGTGCACGGCGCGCGTTCGAGGCGGTAGAGGGTACGGCACACCCCGCCCGGGCGATCCTGCCGAGTCAGCAACGGTCTGCGTCATGCGCGGGGACACTGACACGAGGCCGCGCGTAGATAGCGGCAGATTCCACGCGACGGTCTGGGGCCGGTTTCCGGTTCAGCTGTCAAAGACACGCCCTCGGCCTCATGGTCGGGGGCGTTGTCGTTCGTGCCCCCGCGCCCCGATTCGGACGCCCCGGAGGCCCGTCGTAGCGTCGTTCTCATGGCAACGCGCTACGACATCATCGACGCCGAGCTAAACGACCTGAAGCCCGCCCACCGCACGCCGGAGGGCTACCTGATGGTCGAGGGCACCGTGACGCGGACGGGCGTGTTCGCGTACACGCGCGCCGACGGAACGAAGCAGTGGGAGGCTCGTCTGCTCGAGGACGTCACCGACGACGCTTCGCTGGAGTCGCTGGCGGGCAAGCCGATCGTGCTGCTCCACCCGCGCGAGGACGGCACCCCGGTCGACGTCACGCCCGACAACGTGGCGCAGTACCAGGTCGGCACGATGGGCACCGAGCTGAAGGTGCTCGCGAACGGCCACGTCCGCGCGCAGCTGCTCATTCACCGGCGCGACGCCATCGACGCAATCGAGCGCGACGGCATCCGGCAGCTCTCCCCCGGCTACGCGGTCCGCGAGGACGCGACGCCCGGCGAGTACGAGGGGCGCCGCTACGACCTCGCGCAGCGCGACATCCGATACAACCACCTCGCCATCGTGCCCCGTGGCCGACAGGGCGAGGCCGTGTCGTTCCGCCTCGACGCGGACGACGCCGTACAGGCTCCCAACCACCAGCCGGCCGAGCCGGCGAACAACCGACAGGGGTGCTCCATGCACAAGGTCCGCATCGACGGAATCGAAGTCGAGGTCGCCGACGCGGCCACGGTCAAGCTCATCGAGTCGCGCGAGAAGCGCATCGACGAGCTGGAGGCTGGCAACACCACGCTCGCCGAGCAGCTCGCCGCCGAGAAGACCCGCGCCGACGAGGCCGAGGGCAAGGCCGCCGCGCTCGAGGCGAACGTTCGCACCGACGAGCAGATCGAGGCCGAGCGCATCGCGTGGGCGAAGGAGCGTGCGGAGCTCACGTCCGCCGCGCAGCGTCTGTCGGTGAAGCTCGACGACGCCGACGCCGAGCTCGGCAACGCCGACCTCCGCCGCAAGATCGTGGCGTCGAAGCTCGACTCGCTCGCCGAGGACGCCAGCGACGACACGGTGTCCGGCGCGCTCGCGGCCCTGCTCACGCAGGCGCCGTCGAAGTCGCGCGTGGACGGCGCGTTCGTTCCGCCCGCCGACGGCCAGCCGTCGAACGGCGCCACGGGCTCGCGTCTCGATGCGGCGCAGGCCGCCTACGAGCAGCACCTGATCAACGCATCCCGCAGCGGCTCGGCCGCCTGAACCTGCCCCCTACCTGACGGAGCCCATCATGGCCCAGACCCGATACAACGCCTCGCTGCGGAACGCCCCGGTCGGCACGCTCGCCGACGACGGACCCCGCGACATCATCACCCTCATTGCCGATGACCCGTCGACCGCGCAGGTCAGCACGATCACGGTGTCGACGGCGACCAACAGCGCCACCTACACGGTCGACGTGCCGGCGCCGGCCTCAACGTCACGGTCGCGACGAACGTGGTCACGCTGACCTCGCTCTACGCGGGCGCGTCGTTCACCGTGTCGACGTCGGACGCGAAGCTGACGGTGGCGACGGGCACGGCGGCTGACCAGGCCGACCCGCTCTCGTTCGGCGCCCTCGCCATCTACGACAGCGCAAACCCGCGCTACGGCAAGGCGTTCAAGACCGCGAACCTCGCGGCGCGCACCCGGACCATCACGGCGGGCGGCACCGAAGAGGACTCGCTGCCGGTCACCGGCGTGATTCTGCTTGGCGGCAAGGCGTACTGGTTCGCGACCACCACGGGTTCGTCGGCGACGCTGACGAGCATCGGCGAGGCGATCCGCGACGCGATCAACGCGGTAATGCCGGCCAGCACGGTCGTCGCCACGGCGGACACCGGCGTGGTCACGCTGACCTCCGAGGTCGTCGGCGTGCCGTTCGAGGTCACCTGCTACGTCGCGGGCGCCTCGACGCTGACCATCACGGTCGGCGGTGACTCCTACGTCCACGGTGACGACGCGGCGCAGGTCGCGGCGGGCATCGTGCTCCGCGGCTACCGTCACGAGGTGTCGGCGTCCGGCACCGCCAACGTCGGCGGCAGCGAGACGGCGGACATCGTGCGCCGCGGCCGCATCCACGTCGCCACGGCCGAGCAGGTCGCCCCGGGCAAGCCGGTCTACGTCGACCTCGCCACGGGCGCCTCGTTCCGCGCCTCAGCGGCGTCGGGCTACATCGAGCTGCCCGCCTACCGCTTCCGCTGGCACGACGCGCCGTCGGCGTCGGTCGGCGTCCTCGACCTGACCTGAACCACACGAACCCTACGAGGTACGCCATGACCGCCAATCGCACCAACCGCATCGACCAGTCGGACGCCGTTCGGCGTCTCGACTCCGACACGCCCGGCGCGGGCATCTTCTTCGCGCGCCAGCTCGAGCACATTCAGGCCGAGCTGCTCGAGGAGAAGCGGCCTCCGCTGAACGCGTTCCGCCTGCTGCGCACCGACCGCTCGGTCCCCGCGCACGTCAAGACCTACACGCGCCGCATGCTGTCGGCGAACGGTCAGGCGAAGTTCATCCGCGACTACTCGCGCGACCTGCCCCGCGTGGGCGTGGACGCCACCGAGGAGTCGTGGAACGTCCGCGACTGCGGCAACTCCTACGGCTACAGCGTCAAGGAGATCCTCGCCGCTCGCGCGACGGGCATGCCGCTCGACTCGTCGATGGCGGCCGCCGCCATGCGCGCCGTCGAAGAGCTGCAGAACGAGACGGCCTGGTACGGCAACGCCGCTGTCGGCCTGTACGGCCTGTGCAACTACCCGACGTTCCCGCGCCTCGTGATCGACACGGCCTTCGACGACACGTCGGCGGCGGACGACATCATCAGCGCGCTGCACACGATCGCCAACTCGGCGCACCAGCGGACGAAGGGCATCGCGCGCCCCACGGCGATGATGATGCCGCTCGCGGCGTACAACTACATCGCCACGACCCCGCGCAGCTCGACGTCGGACACCACGATCCTCGAGTTCTTCCTGCGCACGTCGCCGTTCATCAACCGCATCGAGCCGGTCCACGAGCTCGACGCGTCCGGCCCGTCCGGCGAGCCCATGATCGCGTGCTTCGACCCGTCGATGCCGGGCGTCGTCGACCACGTGCTGCCGCAGCTGTTCACGCAGATGCCGCCGCAGTCGGTCGGGCTCGAGGTGCAGGTGCCGTGCTGGGCGTCGTCCGGTGGCATCGCGTCGAACTACCCGCTCGAGGTCACGCTGGCGGTCCTGCCCGCGTAACCCGAGCCGCGCATCGAGTCGGCGCAGGCGGACCCCGCGCTGACTCACCGGGGCCGGTCGCATCCATCGCTCGCGGCCGGCCCCGACCACCACCCCACCCAGCAACGAGAGTCCCCAGCATGGCCACGAAGAGCACCCCCGCCGTCATCGCCGTCCACAACCTCGCGTCGTTCGTGATCGAGGTGCCGCTGACGAAGGCGACGCTGAAGAACCCCAAGGGCGGACAGCTGCAGCAGCTGCTGCCGCAGCACATTCACCGCATCGGCTCCGACGAGCTCACCGCCGAGCAGTGGGCCGCGATCGAGTCCTCGCCCGGCGTCCAGCGGTTCGTCGAGCAGGGCATCATCGCGCTGTACACCGACGAGACGCAGATCGCGCAGGCCGAGAAGCGCGCGTCGAACCGTGCGCGCGGCATGGCGGCCTGATGGCGACGAAGCGAACCACGAAGGCCGTGAGCGACGGCGCCCCGGAGCGCACCGAATCGCCGGACCCGATCGCCGTCGAGAACGTCACGGGTGGCCCGCTGACCCTCTCGGCGCAGGGTGTGCAGCTCGTGATGCTGCCCGGTCGCGTCTACGACGTCGGCGAGGCCAAGGGCTCGCGGCTGACGCAGGAGCAGTGGTCGGTCCTCGGTGACGCCGAGCGCACCCGCCGACTCATCGGCCAGGGCGCGATCCGCGTGCACTACCCGAAGCCGCAGGAGGCCTGACGCCGTGGCGACCTCGCTGGAAACGCTGGCCCTCATCGCGCCGGAGTTCGACTCGCTCGACTCGTCGGTGCGCTCCGGGTTCCTGACGCTCGCTGCCGAGCAGCTGCAGTCGGGGGCGTGGGGGTCGCTGTACCAGCAGGCCGTCGTCCGCCTCGCCGCGCACATGCTGACCCTGCGCCAGCGCGCACAGGAAGGTAGCGGCGGCGCGGGTCCGGTCGTGTCGGTCGAGGCGGGACGGCAGAAGGTCGCTTACGGCGCGGTCGTTGGCGTCCTGTCCGCCGACGCGAAGCTCGCCACGACCACGCACGGCATCGAGTTCCTGAACCTCCGGGCGCGAATCGGCACGGCGCCGTGCCCGGGGGTCGTGTGAGCCGCTCCCGCGTCGAGCACCGCCGCCACGATCTCCCGCAGCTGCGCAATCGGCTGCGAGCGTTGAAGGCGTCGAAGGTCAGCGTCGGCATCCATGCCGAGGACGCGGACACCGCCGACGGCTTCAACGCCGCTGCGATCGCGAGCGTCCACGAGTACGGCGCGCGGAACATCCCCGCCCGCCCCTTCATCGGCCCCACGGTCGACGACCAGCGCGACGAGTACACGCGCCTGCTCGCCCGCATCGCCCGGCT